GTCAAAGTCTGTTAACTGATAACCATCACTATTATCTTGATTACGCTCACACTTTTGACACTGTCCACTGTTTCCAGTTTTCCAACAACTATGTAGATCATTTGATTTTTTAACAAGAGCTCTTAGCAAAGGTGATGACATAATAACTTTCAATTATCAAGATGAACTAACGTTCATCTGTGTATCGCTATCGCTCTACACATTTTTATTATTTATAATATTTATAATAGCATATCACGTAAGTGATATGTTTAAGTTTCATGTAGATCGTTTCAGTCAGACGGAACCTGTTACGGTCCCATCTTTCTCAAAAAAAACTTCATGTGAGTCTTATCCAGCCGAGAACTTGGAAGTAGGTAATTGTTTATACACAAAGTACAATGGGCTCTGACCTTTCCCAACCTACGTCGACATCGCTTACGCTACCTCTCGCTTCGTTCCTATTGCTAAAGAGTTTTTATGTACTGTGTTTGTGTTTTTTGACTGCCAACATGCAATCTATATCAACTAGTGAGCCCAATTTGTTTGGTGGCTTCCACACTCTGGTGTGTCAATCAATATGTACGTGTGCTTCTATACGAGAGCTTTTTCCACAGCGGTATTTTTATTCTGGCCCGCCAACCTTATGTGTTGGAATGTTTTGCCTGTATGTGATGTTCTAGCAATGCCTGTTTTAGTTTGTCTGATCCGCCCACTCTAACATTAATGATACCGTTGTAGTAATCATCTGTTTCAAGTACTCGCCTATCAAACTGTTCTCTTGCCTCTATGTAGGACATTTCGCCCCTACCTTTACATAGGTATAATATTTCTCTTGTAAACTTGTCTTCGCCTAGTGCGGCTACGTCTGCATTAAGCCTATCACTGGATCCCCAATAGGTTTTCCAGTCACTTTCTTTGTAGCCTCTACGTTTATTCTTTTTGCCTTTAAGTGGTGGCTTGGTAGTTTTAAACTTTGCTAGTTTTTTGCCTATGTATTTTTGATTGTTAGTTAAATTGGTAATAAGATAAACAAATCCTTCGTACTCATCTGGTATTTCAGTTATTTCTTCACCTTTGTATGTCCAATTCATACTGTAGTTACTTCTTCTTCAGTGCCTCACGTGCCTTTTTTGGATTATTTTTTGCTCTGCCGTCTTTTACATGCCTAACATGCTCTTGTAGTATTTCTTCTCGTCTTACAGTACATAAATCACGTAGTGCAGATAGCTTTTTACGTACCTTCCTACGCTTTAGTTCTGCAGGCCTGTGGTTGAATATTTCGTTTAGTTCAAAATATTCAAGTACTGCTAACACTATTTTGTCATGTGTGTCTAATTCGCTCATTCTACAATGTCAATGTCTGTTGCATAACTAGTGAACCCATTTTCCTTTACCACTCTTAGAACATTGTTGACCCTGCCAACTAGTTCATCCTTATGTGAGATAAGGAAAATATTCTTATTACGCTCTCTAGTCATCTTTTTAAGTACGCCTATACTGTTTTCTACGCCTGCTGTGTCCATTCCGCTATCAATAAGCTCATCAATGAACAGTAAGTTAATACTTTGATACAAACTCTCCCAAACATCACGGAATGCAAACGAAAGACCAAGAATTAACCTATTACGTTCGCCACGTGACAGGTTATCAAAGTCAAGATCTTGTCCTAGCTGTGTAATTTCAACTGCTAAGTCGTTTAAGAATACCACTTGATGTGGTAAACCAAGTTTATCTAAGTAATATGTTAGCCTATTGTTAAGATATGCTAGGTTCTGATCAATAATTTTCTTTCTAATGAAGCTATCTTTGTTGGTTAATAGCTTTAGCAAGAAGTCTTGGTGTTCTTTTACATTAGTAAGTTCGTTAACTGTTGACCAGTTGATATCTTGTAGTGCTGTGTTTGTTAAATCGTTAATTTGTGCCTGATATGGGTCTGCCTCTTGCTCTTTACTTAGCAGTGTTTGCTTTAAGTTATCTACGTTGTTTCTATGTTCGTATGCTTCTTTAGCAGCTTCGTAGAATGTAGTAGGCTTACCGTTAATATCACCAATTGTATCTAGTTCAACAGTAACATCTGTTACTTTTCGAGTAATTTCTTTTTGATACGCTATTGCATCTTCAAGTTCTTTTGCTTTCTTTGACTCAATTTCAGCTTTTTTGTCTGCATGAAGCTCTTGTCCGCAAGTATAGCACGTTGCATCCTTTAATTCAACAATATCCTTGTTTAATTTGCTAACACTCTTATCAGCACGTACCAATGCAGGTTCTAATGTAGCTAATTCTTTCTTTAGTGACGAAATAGCATTGTTATGCTTGGTCCAGTTTGCTAATTTGTCGTGTGAATCTAATTCTTTATCGATATCTAACTTTTCAAGTTGTTCAATTGCACTTGTTAGCTTGTCAATATCGGTACGTTGCTTGGCTTTCCAGGCTCTTTGTGTTTTTTCAAGGTTAGTAATAGTACTTTGGATACCTTCGTTTGCTTTTTGTATAGCTTCAATCTTTAAAGTTTCTTCGGTAATGGTATCTTTAGTAAGTCTGACCGAGTCTTTGAGTAATGATGCCTTTTCACTTAGTATCGTAATACCAAGAAGCTGTTCAATAATAGCTCTTTGGTCATTTGTCCGCATACTAAGGAAAGGTTCGGTGTAGGTATTGAGCGCAACAATATGTTTAAACATATCGTGACTCATGTCTAGCAGGTCTTTAATTGATTCCTGTGTTTTACGACTATCGCCTTGGCTGTTATCAGCTAATTCATCAATTTGTTCGTTTTCGTTGACATAAAACTTGAGTATGTTTGGCGATCTACCACGTTCAATACGATATTGATTGCCAGCTTTCTCAAAGTTAAGAGTAACAAGCATACCTTTTGAGTTAGTTTTGTTAATAAGGTTGTTGCGTTTGATATTTGTAAGAGCCTGTCCATATAATGCATAGGATAGTGCATTAATGATAGTGGTTTTACCAGTGCCATTGCGTGATCCAGTATCGTCACCGCCTTGATCCAAGTTCTCGCCTAACACAAGGGTTAGTTGCTCTTCGTCAAAGTCAACTGCTTGGGTAACATTACCCACACTCATGAAGTTCTTTACTGTTAAGTCTTTAATTTTTATCATTCTAATCCGTTATAGATATCTAGTAGCATTGCTTTGTCAAAGTTATCACTGTCAATTGCTAGTATTTCGTTTGAAACAATTTGATCTACACTTTCAAACTGTGCAATATCAAGTTCGGTGTTAATTTCTTCAAGTTGTTTGTGAGGAATTAGTGTAATCTCTCTACAATCGTAATCGTTTATAAATGTTTCTTTGATAAAACTTGCTTCTTCGTAGCTTACAGGTAAATCAAGTGTAACTCTTAGGTACATTCTGCTTTTGAGAAGTGTATCTTTCTCATCAATCAGTTGCGATAGCTTAATAGTGCGGTACTTAGGGCAATCGACCCAATTAATGTATTCAGGTTCTGCATCATTCTCTTTATCAAGTATCATCATACCGCGATCGTCGTCCCATGCATCGGCATAGTTATGGGGGAATGCATTACCAATGTAATGCACCTTACCTTGTTTTTGACGTTTGTGGAAGTGTCCGCTAAACACATACTCTTGATTTACAAAATGCTCGCTCTTTAGTTCTCCGTGATCGGGCATCTGTACCATTGCATTCATATAGAAGCTAGGCAGTTCAAAGTGTCCAAACAAGTATTTTGCTTGGATGTCTTTCATCTTTTTCCACTCATCGCCTACTAACCACGGTACCAATGCAACATCATCCTCGACAAGTATGTCTTCAATTACAGTAACACCAGGAATATGTCGAGCAAACTCAGTTGACTTTACATCACGTTTATCTTTATAATACAAATCGTGGTTACCTGCAAACATATAAAACTTATCAAATGCTGCACCTATCTTCTCAAGACACCGAAGCCCAGCATCCATAGTAGTCAAATTTAAACTATTGCGATTATGGTTCCAATCACCAGTAAACAAGGCAGTCTCGCACCCATGTTCCTTGGCCGTTTGGATAAACCAATCCACATAATCCTCACAATCTTGGTTGTGAACACGTGAATTGCCTTTTAATCCAAAGTGTATGTCTGTAAAGACCGCAGCTTTTTTAAACAAAGAAATACTCCTATCATAGAATACTATTATATGGTATTTTAGTTAAGTTGTCAATTACTTTTTTGCTGCTTCTGCTTCTCTTTTAAGAGCAGCTTCCCATTCTCCAGAATGTGTCCTTGTATGCGAAGGATTTAAGTCGTTCATCTCGAGAATATCGTCTCTAATGTTCTGATTACGTTTTTCTAAGTTGATAACACGCACAAAGCTATTAGTAACGGCTGCTGTGTAGTAAGCAAAAGGATTTTGACTCTTTGATTCGTCAAATTGCAAGCCAATCTGTGCAAGTTGTAGAATTGCTTGACCTTTCATTTCGTCGTTGTAGGTGTAACCACGAACATTACCTCTTGTAGCATAGCGATCAACAAGTTTCATCCACATCATAGCAAGTTTATTTGTTGCTTTGCCGTGTTCTTTTGAAAAGTGTCCGTTCTCCATGCCACCTTCCCAGTGTGATTTACCAACTAGTTGTAAATTTCCATCGTTGTCAAATTTATAATGTACATATGGCGGAAATGGCAGTTTAGTTTTTGTATCTGCAACAGTTTTTGGATTCTTTTTACGTCCTGGTTCTTCAGGTATATGGTCAAACGTCATTACACGAAAAATTAATTCTTCTTTTGTAATACTTTGATAGCTTACCTCGCAGTCAGCTTGCTTTACTTTCTTGCCAGCTGCTTTTTCAGCTTCGTATTTTCTAGTTGTTAGTTTTTTTGCTTTATTACGCTTTGCTTCTGCAATTGTGCGTATGTTAATCTTGTCAACACTAGGCAGAATAATATCGTAATCTGCATTTGTTGGGTCAACGTAACTAGCAAATGTATTTTTTGATTTATGTATCTCTGCCAACATATCTTTATTGTTAAGATAATTTACTCTTCTTGCCATGTTTTCTCCTATGTTATATTTATTATAATACACGTAGTTAATTTTGTCAACTAAATACTATGCAGGAGATTCACATGAGTTTATTTAAAGTTATTGGAAGTGCAGTTACAAACAGTTTACGAAACAGTTTTAATAGTACTCCAATTGGAAGAGCTGTTAATACAGTGCAAAATATCAATCGGGTATTTACAAATGGCAATGCTTCTGACTTTGTTCAGTTTATTAGTCAGGGTAGATTAGGAAGCGATTTAAATTTTGGAGCAACTCCGGTACAATCTTTTGCTCAAACAGCACAATTATCGGCTTCTTCAGATAATAATTCTCAAGATTGGCGTGTACGAATACATTTACCTGCATCTCCAGATTATTTTGTAAATTCTCCAATACTAAAACCATTATTAACAAGTAATCAAAGTTTAGTTTTTCCTACAACTCCGCAAATATTGTTATCCAGCATGGCAAACTACGATACAGTGCAGCCTGTACATACAAACTATCCTTATCATGTTTATGAATCAAGTAGAATTGAAGATATTACAATTAGTGCAGAATTTCCTGTAGAAAATGAATCAGATGGGCAGTATTGGATTGCCGCAGTGCATTTTTTACGCAGTATTACAAAAATGTTTTACGGCGACGGACCGTTACAAGGGCATCCACCTCCTCGTGTTGCATTAAGTGGATATGGTAATTTTATATTTGACGAAACTCCAATAATTGTTAAAATGTTTAACCTTGATTTGCCAAATGCAGTTGATTATATCCAAGTACCAATTAACAAAAATTCTTTTGATTCATTTGGAGATCCTAATCTTGTTGCCTCTGGTGATTATTGTTATGTGCCAACTTTGAGTACACTAAACGTAACAGTGTCGCCAGCATACAGCAGAACAGCAACAAAAGATTTTAATCTTGAATCGTTTATAAAAGGTGAATATATTGGCAACAAAAAACCAGGAGGGTTTATTTAATGATTAAATATTCGTCATCAAGTCCTTATGCTGAAACAAGACTAAGAAGTGATTATTTAGATATCTATCAAAAAAGAGATATTCCTGCACTTGACAATGATGTTACATACACAATTCAACCTCAATATACTTACAGACCTGATTTGCTTTCGTATGATCTATACGGTACATCCAAATTATGGTGGGTATTTGCAGTAAGAAATATAGATACTATAAAAGATCCAGTGTTTGATTTTGTTGCTGGAACTACTATTCGTTTACCACAAAAAACAACACTTGACACAGTGCTTGGAGCTTAAATGACATTAGAGAATACTCTAAATAATCTTGCCACTTACAATTACAATTGGGTATTTGGAGTATTAAGCCCTCAACAAGTGCCTTATCCTGAATCTTACGAAAACGGTCCAGCAGTTCCAATTATTAAATCTGGAGGCTTTCCAGATAAACCAGTTACAACTTTAATTGAAGATGCAACTAACACTAATGTTGAATTTTTTATTGATAATGTTATCACTGACTATCTAGTTGCTCCTAACCCGGGTACTAGCTTTAGTAATGCTATTCAATTAGAATTTACAGTTACCGAACCTCAAAGTGTTGGATTATTTTTTCAAACATTGAGTATTGCTGCTGAACAAGCACTTGGAACAGGAGTAAGTTATCTTAATGCTCCTTTCTTACTACAAGGAACTTTTAAAGGATTTGATGACAACAACAATCCACAAGTATTACCAAGTACTAACCTAGTATTAAGTCTAGTTAACGTAACTTTTGATGTTACAGCCGCTGGATCAACATATCATGTTACAGCAATTCCTTGGAACCACCAAGCATTT